GGTCATTATATCTCCTTAATCCAAATTAATAAGGGGGACCGAAGCCCCCCTTATATGTGTTACTGTTTAGCCGGTTCGTTCTGACGATTGCGAATCATTGCTAAAATGTCTTCCGCTTTGCCGCCAGGTTTTGGTGCTTCTGCTGTTTCAGTAGCAACACTTTCAGTTACAGTTGCTTTCGCTTCTGGTTCTGGTGTTGTTTTTGGATTTGGAGTTGACGCTTTTACAGGATCTCCTGTACGAGCTGACATACCAGCTGGACGGAAATAACTTCCAAACTTATCCATATCGTATGCTTCGCCATCAACAGATTTTTCAAACATCTCTTTGATAGCGGCAACTTCTACGTCACCCGGTTTCTTAGGTAAGTAATCACTAAGAGTAAACAATCCATGATCTTCGATTGCTTTATATTCTGCTTCACTTAATGCACGATCTTTACGTGACCAAGTTGAAGTTGAATAGTCTGCATAACCACCTTTAGAAGTTTTGGAAATTCTAAAGTCTACACCTGCGGTATAGTCTGTTGGCAATTCATTCATATCGGGGTCCATTAATGCACCCTTGATAATTTGAAAAATTTGCGGACCAATGATAAACCTACGAATTGGGTTTTCTGGTGTTGCGTCCTCTTTAAGAGGGTTATCAGTTACAAAGCCTTGGAATACATATGAACGTTTTTTCCAATACTTACGTCCCATGTCTTCTAAGTTTTTATCTTTGAACCAACCACGTACTTCACTTAACACGGCACAAGAGTCACCATACATCTCCATACATGGTACTTGAACCTGTACAGGTCGTGAGTCAGACTCACCTTTAACACCTGCGAAGGGTAGTTTGATCATCAAACGTTCCTGCCAGAAGAAAGTGTTATTTTCATCTCCGTCTGGTAAGAAACGAATCGTTGCCGATTCTCCTTCTTTCAAATTCCAAAATGGGTAAATGGCGTTGTCGCCGCCGGAACCACCTGAAGAGCGATTCTCTTGTTGTTTAAGTTTTTCACGAATTTCTGCTAATGTAGCCATAATTATAAGCCTCCTTTAATTGTTAAGCCTTTCGCTGTTAGTGCCTTAAGCAGTAGCACATAATGTATATACTACTATCTTTTATTTAGTAAGTCAAGTTCTATGTTGCCGAAATAGTGGCTTTAAACGCCAGCTAATTGTTTTACACGTTCCATTTCACGATCTTGACCATGAAATAGTTTTGTAATCATCTGTTCTGCAAATGGTAGACTTCTCTCACCAAATTCTTTTTCGACAGCCGTTAATACCGCTGTCTCGCCTTTTGGAAACCTATTAGTTGTGTAATCATAATAACTTTTGATTAACTCTTCTAATCTTTCCGATGGTTTCTTTTTTGGATCGCCTTTTTTAGCGTCACGATCTTTGCCTTTTTGTTTTACAATTTTTTTAATTATAGCAGGATCAAAATATCCTTTTTCTGGATGGTCTAATGGTCGTGCTTCTAATGATGTCTCTTCTGCACCTTGCATATCTCCAGTATCAACTTGTGAAACTACATCTGGTGCGTGTGCGGCAATCCATTTCATTACAAGTGGTCTTACGCAAATATCGGAATTTTTTTGTCCAACTTTACGGAACATTTCTTGTAATTTTGGATCATCAATTATTCCAGCTAAACTTTCAATTGCGTTTGTGCCATTAACACCTGCTGGGAAATGCTCTGCCATTAATCCATTAAGTCTTTCAACTGCTTGTGCTTTATCTTCATCGTTGCCATCTGTTAATGCATTTTCTTCTTCACCAACAATATAAGAAAGAGCTTTTTCGTATTGTCCTATTGGATCAAAATTCATTTCTTCGCCACCTGCTGAATATTTGTTATCTCTTTGGCTCCACATATCATCTGCATGGTCTTGAGCTATTTCAAGAAAGTGTTTCAAATCATCTTTTAGTTGCATATCAATTAATTCTTGATCTACTTTAGCGGCATTCTGTTCTTGATCAACAGAACCTCTAAGTGAGTTAGGATCAACTGTTACTGTTCCATTTTCGTGATCAACTGTGGCATGATAATATAACATTCCACCTGTTACTTCGCCATCATCTCCAGTCCATTCAACATCTACTTCGTCGTCAAAATCATCTGGATCAAATCCTTCAACATTAAGTTCTTCTTCTGGACCCATTTCTACAATTTTTTTAGAGTCGTTAATAAGTTTATAAATGTATGGGAATACACTTTTTAATTCTTCATTAAATGATCTAATAGTTAATTCATCAATCCAACTGTTACTAACGTCTTCTGGAACATCTTCTAATACTTCTTGTTTATAATTTTCAATTGCATTTTTATAATAATTTTCACGTTGCAATTTTAAGCATTCTTTTTTAACAGATTCTAATCGTTCGTTAACAACATCAAGGTAACCTTTAAGTCCTTCTGCCATTACTGCTGAACGATTCATATATGTTTTAAACTGGCGTAATTTTGCTAATTCTTCACTTAACCCAACAATGTGTTTACCAAAATCGTCATAGAGATTACCACCTTCGGAGACGTGACGTGCTAATGCTCTTGCACCATTTAGGTGTCTATATGGATAACGATATCTTTCACCGTTATCGCTTTCAATATAAATGCTATGAACGTGTTGTGTTCTTGACCCAGGTATTTCTAAATTAACTGGTTGATTATGTTTTAGTACTAAACGAGCTTTGTCCATGTCTTCATAGCTTGTTCTACTCGTTCCGTACATTTTAGTTTCACTCATTGTGTTGTCTCCGGAGCTAGTTTTAGTTAAGTGGGCATAGTCTCGTTTATCGAGATTTGATTTTGTAATGTCACGGGTATCAAAATTTAGCATATTTTTCTTAGCAAATACTCTTATTTCTTTTAAAAAATTGTACCAGTTATCTTTAACATTATCTGCTTCATTAGTTATAAAATCATTATTGTAAGTTATTACTACGCCTGTTTCTTCATTAATAGTTATACTTACTTTTCCTAATATTTCTTCACCGTCTTTAAAATCAAAGTCAAAATATCTAGCTAATTTGGGGTCATCTGTAACTACGCCAGTAGCATCACCCAATGTAATTGAGGGGAAACGTCCCCTAATCTTAGCAAACAAATTCTCTGATATTTTATCCATTGTGCTCATGTTATTATTTATCTGTATTGTGTTGATACCATGATTGGCATAGGCGGTACAAAATCGTCATCTGGATCTTCGTCAGCTTGGTTAAATGTATCATATACCCTTGGATCCCAGGCTTTCATTACGCTAATCATACGCATAGCCAATAAAGCGGCCATAACTAAATCGTCAGTTTCACCAGGTTTTGCTTTATAACTAGATCCTGCCGCAACAAAGCCTTTAAGCTCAGTAATTAGTAATTTGCTGTTTATGTGCATTCGATCGTTTTCGACCATAGTTTTTAGTTTAGCACAAGCACTTACTTTACTAATATGTGTAGTATTAAATCCTTTACGGAATTTACGTATATGTCCTTTTTTAATAGGTTCATTAACAAACATTCCAGGTATATTTTCTTCACCAAAGTCATTAATAACAATAAGTGCGGCTTCACCAATAGCGTTGTTTTCTACACTCCAGTAAATATTTTGCCCATCAGAATTACACGTTTCTTTAATATAATTACAAATATCTTTCATAATTCTAACTTGTGTGGGTATGGGTGTTGTATTATGCCGCCATTCTGCAATTTGATTATATGTAGGTAGTTCAATTACTTGTATAGCTGAAAAATCACCACCAGTACCCATAGCAGGATCTAAAGAAATAACATACGTTTTGTCACCAGTTGGTTTACCGTACCATCGGGTTTGCCCCATATTAAGTATAGGATCTGTTCCTTCTAAAGTAGATAATTTAATTGCATTAATTAGTGTTTCATCATAAACTAAAAATTCACAACCATACTCACGTCTAAATCTTTCTTCACCAATACGACCAACTTCGTCTTTAGCCCATTGTTCATCTCTATCAGGATGTTCATCCCAATTAGCTGTAAATCCGTGAAAGCCATTAATACCTACTGCTTGTTCAAGTCCGTTTTCATCAAATTTATTTTGTGATTCTTTCCATATAATTGCAAATGTATCTTCGTCTGAGTTTGGTGTTGATGTAATAATTGCACGACCACCTGTTGCTAATGTAGGTGACATTGAAGTCCAAAATTCATCAGCAATACTAGGATTAACAAATGCAAACTCATCACAGTATAGTAAAGATATAGACATACCTCTACCAGTGTTACCTGTAGTAGTAGCACTTACTAATCTACTACCGTTTTCAAATTCCATTGAACCTTTATTATAGTTTGTTACTCCAGCACGAATGTGATCAGGACATAATTCATAGCCATATCGAACACGTTGCATAATTTCTTGAGCGCCAGCAAATTTATGTGCGGCAATTAGTATTGTTTGATCAGGATGAAACATAGCATACCATAAAAGATATGCAGAAGCACAAGTTGTTTTACCACTTTGTCGTGGTAACATATTAACATTAAATCTATGATTATGATATGCCTGCATGAGTTTTATTTGATAGTCGTATGGTTTAAATAATAATTTACCTTCAACAGGATGTTGAATGTTATAGAAGTATTCTGCAAAATGAAGATAACCGGTCTCTTCATCCATACAGTTTTTAAGGTCTTCTATTTGTTGTTCATTAAATGACTCACGAAGGTGAGCCTTTTTAGTTAAAACGCCGTCTAAACTTTTTATACTCATGATAACGTATTTATTGGCAAAAATAGGGCCCAAAGGCCCTATTTGAGTTTACAATATGGGAGGAAATATTGTTGTGTTTATTATGTTAATGTTATGCCGGTTACGGCCGCCGCAGTAGTACCTGTAACATCAATGTTGTTTGGTCCAACTGTTGATCCTAAGCTACGTATTCTTGCTTGAATATCACTAGCTGAAAGAGCCGCATCTGTAATCATATAAATGATTCCTGTTGCCGCATCAACTAATTGATACATTAAAGGACTAGTTTCTTTAATAACCATTTCGCCTGCTTCGTCAACAGCATCATCTTCTGCTCTTAAATCAATTGCTGTGCCGCCAGTATTTTTAACAGTTACTAAAAAGCCTTTAGCATTGTGTTGGTATAAAGTACCAACTGTTACGCCTAAGCCGTTCGTTCTTGTAAAACCTGCCATTACTTATCTCCGCTTAATTTTTCTTTTAAAGAAGCCGCTAGTTTACCTTTAATGTCATTTTCTAAACGAGTTAATTCTGCTCGAATTGACATTGGGTTATCACCACCTGCTACTTTTGGATAAGAAGCTTTAGGACCGTTTAATCCACCTGCTAAATCTTTAGTCATAAGTTCTGTATCGCCATATTTTTCGTCTGGCTGATTAGCATAGTCAGTTTTTTCAGTATCTATAATTTCGGCATCACCTGCTGGCGCTTCGTCGCCTGCATCTATAATATCACGAAATTTTTCTAATTCTGATCTTGGGTCTTGTTGCATAGCCGCATTAAGACTTTCGTCATCAGTTGCTTTGTCACCAACATAGCCACCGGCTAGTGATGAACCGACAGTTCCAAGTGCTCCTAGGCCAGCCGCTTTGGCTCCGCCATATCCTAAACCTGCACCAACCAATGCTCCGATTGGTCCTGCGTTTAAGTCTTGGTCACCTGCAACATCATCTTGTCCAGGAATAGTTGGATCATCATGTTGATGTGATTTAAATTTTTCTACATCATCTGGTCTTGGATTTACTGGCATATCGCCACCAACTGGTTTACCACATGGACTTGAAGGTATTGTTGGACCAACTGGTCCAGCGTCGTCTAAGCCTGCAAGTTTCATCATGGCCATAAGTTTGCCAACATCGTCGGCAGTATCACCACTCATTGAAATATTCATAGAAGCAATTTCGTTTAATTCCTTCGTTTGAGTTTCATTAAGTGAATCTATTTTTTTATAAACATCTTCTAGTTTCATTATTTGCTCCCTACAGGACTTGTTTTACCTGGCTCACCCATATCATGTTTTTGTTCTGTATCAGATATACCATCAGGAACTTGTTTATTTTCACGTTCTGCACGAACGCCTTCAAGTTCTTTTAATAAGTCCATAGTCCTGTTACCTGCTACTTTCTTTTGTGCATCTGCTTCCGCATCTGTTAAATCTGTACCTAAGCTAGGAGTATAAACTTTATCATAGTTTGATTTATCTTGATATTCTTCTTGAGGTGCACCATCACCTCGGACAATAACATAAGACTCATGAATTCCACACGTCATTGCTATGTATTGTTGTAGTACTTGTGGTGTTGTTGGATAAGCAAGTTCAACGTCATAGTAGTGAACATGGGTGTTTTGTAATTGTGGAAAATCTAATGGACGCTCTTGAATAGGTGTTTTTTTACCTTGGCTCATATTTTCTACTTTAAATTTTTGTAGTGCTTCTTCTAGCTGATCAGGATAATTAGCAGGTAGATCACCCGCAATTCCTACTTTAAAAGAATACGTCTTTTTTGCTTCGTTTAGATGTTCAACAAATGTTTTACTCATGACCTTGTTTCCCGTTATAATGTTATTTATCTATCTTCTTTAGTTTTTCTAGCAGACTATTGCGGTCTGTAACTACATATCCTTCACCGTTAACTAGATTACCATCATCTAAGGTACTTTCTCTATCCATTTTTTCTTTTTTAAGCTGGAGTTCTACCATTTTTAGCTTGTTGTTTAATTTAACATTTTTAGCATCAAGACTAGTTTTAAGCATCTGACCAGCTACTTCGAATACACGCCCTGAGTAACGTGATTCAACATTCATTCCTAGATCCATTAAATCTTCATAAGCTGACATGGCCTTATCGGCAACATCATTAAGTTCTGTATCTGCTAATTGACCTAGTCCTTTTACTTGAGGTAAAGCGGCTGTAATTTTATCGAATTCGGCTATTTCGCGGAACGTTTCTTTTTGTTCCAGTTTTGCTTCTTCTTTTGCTTTATTTTTCGCTTCATCTATAATTTCTTTAGACTCAGGTAAATTTAATAGTTCTTCTAATTTCTTTGTCATCTTTTTTCTCTGTAATCCTTTAAAGCTGACTTGATTGCATCTTCTGCCAAAACTGAACAATGAATTTTAACTGGAGGTAATGATAGTTCTTCAACTATTTCTGTATTTTTTATTTCTTGTGCTTGTCCTACAGTTTTTCCTTTTAGCCATTCAGTTGCTAAACTTGAACTAGCAATAGCGGATCCGCAACCATATGTTTTAAATTTTGCATCTACTATTGTATCATCTTCTACTTTAATTTGAAGCTTCATTACATCACCACACGCTGGAGCTCCAACGATTCCAGTACCAACATCCGGCGAGTCTTTATCTAGGATGCCAACATTACGTGGGTTATTATAATGGTCTAACACTTTTTCACTATACGCCATCTCATTCTCCGTTAACTACTACTATTTAGCTCCACAACATTCTCCGTAAGCCATTTATAGAATAGCTCATGCGAGTACCTATTTGGATGATGTCCATCAGGATGAAACCAAGGTCGCCATTTATTATTATGATACATTTCCCATTGTTTTGCATTTTCATCATAAAAATAATCAAACCATTTTCTTTTACTTTTAGGTTGTTTTGTCCATTTTATATTTTTACTCCATCCACTATCCCAGAAGTTAGGAAAATTATATTCTGGACAAACAAGCTCTGCTAAACATTCTGTTAGGCAAATTAAATTTTTATATTGCTTAATTTCTTCTTTATATATTCGTTGACAGCCCCCAATCAAATAAATTTTTCTCTTTAATTTATTTAAACGCTGGAAGTTTTCATGCAAACACTCATGATGAAATTTTTCAAAATTTTCTCTTGTTGCAAGATGTTGTATAATAGATAAAAATGATTTTTTGGTTACACTTGTTTCATCGGCTAAAGTAGTATTACGTAAAGGATCAGTAACAAAGAAAAGTATAATAGTAGGATTGCGAGTTTTTAAATATTCTTCAAGTAAGTCTATTGCGTGGTTATTAGCAAAGTGATGGACAAGTCTTACTTTATGACCTGCAAGTTTTAAATGTTTATTAATGCCAGGGTGTATAACACCATACCCTTCTTTTTTAAAAGTTGGTTTTCGATGACTAGATATTTTTACAGAACTTCTTTCACCCCATTCACCACACGCCCAACTATCGCCTGCTAGTAATATATGATGCATATTAACGTTTTTTGCCGCGATGAAAAATATCGTTTTCGTTAATTACCCGGAAAAGAATTTTACGTTGTTTACACCAATGTCTAGCGGCTTCCCATTTAGCCATGTTTCTTACATATTGAGCTTGTCTATATTTGTTTCGCCCAACACTTTCTTTAGTCATTTGGTTTTCAGGTTTAACTTCTATAAGTTCAACGTGGCCTTTACCTTTTCTATCAGTATATTGAATCATAAAATCAGGAACATAAATTGTAAGTTTTCCTGTTAAGGGATCTTTATATGGAATTTTAACTGACTCACTAGCCCATTTAGAAACAGAAGGACTTTCATCGCAAAAACGCATGAAAGCAAATTCCCAACTTGATCTATATAAAGGAGTTTTTCTACCTAGGTACTTGTTATCATTTTTTAACGTATAACGTCCTTGGGCGAACTTAGGCATATCATACCAATACGTTTCTTGTCTCTAATTTATTAGTAGATGTATCTACCTTATAACCTAGAGTACTAATTTTTGATCGATTATAATTTAATACTTCCGTCACAATTCCACTTAATGCAAGGTTATCATAACCTTTAAGTGTATCTAGTAATTCAAATACATTAACATCATCTATTCTGGCTTGTTGCATAAGAATAGTACCGATTGTTTGTGAACTAACTTTATCAAATCCACGATTTTCAAAAAAGCCAATAACTGCATCAACTTGGTTAGAGGGAAAACTAATAGACGCAGTAAAATATTGATCTAAGAAATTTTTGACTTCTTGTGCAGAATCATTCTTATCAACTCTTGGTAAATTAATTGGTTGTGGGTTTGGTGTTACTACTGGCATATTATTTTCCTTATGTAAATCTTAAGTGTGGATTATTTTTAGCTAAAGTTTCAGCTTGAGCAATGATTTCATTTCTCTTCGTTTCTTTACTCGATTCTGGTAAACTATTAAAAGTATCAACCATTGCATCTATACTAGAAGCCCCACCAGCATTAAGGTGATCTTTCTTTCCTGTAAATGCAACAACTAAATCATTTAATTTACCTTGATTAGTAAGTAATGAGTTTGCAATTTCAGTACCTGAAGAGGTTTGTACGGCACTTACTAGACTAGTAACAGCAGTTACTCCAGAGATTGTACTAACGAGTGAAGTTGCTGAACCTTTCGGGAAAAGTGTATTTGCAACACCACCAACTTGATTAACACTTCCTATAGCTCCAATTGCCCCTTTTAAAATATTAAATCCTTCTTGGCGTAAGCCACCACGTGATAAACTTTTTGCATTTTTAAAAACGTTTGCACCTTTAAGTACAGTACCAAGAAAAGCAGTTGGACTTTTAAATGCTTGTCCACTTGTAATGTCTCCAAGGATACCTAACCCGCCTTCAAGTACGCCTCCTCGACCAGTTAGACTCACTGTGCCTCCACCTTCTATTGTTAGTGGACTTGGAGATGTATCATAGTGTCCAGATGGTGATCCAAAGCTCTTAGGTGCTATGCCTTGTTGGACTGCTCCGCGACCGTACCATACAGTTTCGTATGAAAGTTGCATTGTACTTTGCACGGCATCACTTGCTGAGTTTTCCATTGTGTCATGTTGCCAACTTGTAATTAATGGATTAACTAATGTAAAACAAGTATATCTTCGTCTAGACATTTGCCAAATTTGAATACTATTAAAAAAGTTTTGAAAACTATCGTTGTCCATCCCATAACGAAATCCGTTTACTACTTCACCGTTATAAGTATTTCCTCTGTTATAGGCGGCACTACGATCTTGTGGTGTTCCGTTATCTCCAGCAGTAAATGATGCATAAGTTCCATCTCTCCAATAATATCTATAATATGCTTCCCACATCGCAGTGGTCATGCCAAAATTATCATCATGGAAAGTTATAGAAACAGGATCATAATCCATCCTTGTTTGTAAAACACGTTTTTGATTATATTGATGTTTTAAATTAGTTGATACACTATACTTAGGCAATTCTACAGCCTTAACAAGCATATTAAGTTCATAAGTGTTAAGTTGTGGAATTACTTTAACTGCATCAGCATTTAAATTAAAAGTTACATGATATAGAAACTTTTGTTTAGGTGCTAGACGAAAGTCGTCATTAGTATATAATGCCCTAGCGTGTTGCCAATCGGCAAGGTTACCTTTAGGGTTTGTAGCCCCTGATAATATGTTATCAAAGAATGCTTGAAATTTACTTGCCATACTATTATTTATCTAGGAAAATAAGTGGGTATTTAAAAAGAAAAAAGGGGCCTAAAAAGACCCCCCGTTTCTCGGAAATATTATAGTTTAATAGTATTACTGAGCGCCACCACCGGTAATAGCAGTATTAACTCCTCTACCAATAGCTGTGCCAATACCTGTACCTTGTGGTGTTTGTATAGCGTTATCATATCTAATTACTAACGCAATTTGCACTGGATCGTTTGTAGCGTATGCCAATGTATTGTAGTTAGCACTTTCAAGATAAGCACCGTATAATTCAAATGTTTCAAGCACACCTGCCGCATTTGCACCATTACCACCGTCTAAAATTTCAATTCTAGTTACGAATTTGTAATCGCTTCCTGAAGCCGCACTTGATTGTTCAAAGAAATCAAATTGTTTCTGTAGTTGCTCACCAACTAATTTTTGTACGTTATTCGAAACATCTTCACGTAAGTTAAGTGTAATTGGTTCCCAAGTATGTTTTCCTGCTAGGAATACTTTGGAGTTGTACACATCAACCGTGATAGTTTCAAAAGACACGTTAGGTCTTGTAACATCAACAACCTGTTTTGTTAACTCAGTTGTTGCGCCTGATACACCAAAATTTTCCAATGTCACCCTAAAGCGATATTGGAGTTTTGGCATTAACAGCCCTTGATTCGACGCTGATGCACTTGAATCTAAAGGTACTGTAAGTTTTGATAATGTCGAAATGCTCATTATAATATCTCCCTGTTAATAGTATTTATCATTTTACAGTCCCGCTATTTCACCAGTATTTTTAAGCCTTAGTGGAATGTAAATAAACTCTACTGCTTTAACTGGTTCTATAGCTATATCTAAATAAAGCTCATTACGGTCAATTCTACTTGGTGTGTTGTTTGATTCATCACACACAACTAGGAAATCATAAAGTGCTCTTTGACCAACTAATTCAAGTAGCAAAGTATCAGTTTGCGCCTTAATTTCGTCTCGTGTAATCTTATCATTTGGTTCAAAGATATAAGGTTTAGCAAGTTTTTTAAGTTGCCCACGTAAGTAAATTACTAAACGTGCTACATTGATTCTATCAAGTGCCGATGCATTCTTGGCTCTTGTTTTTTGTCCAAAGTTTACTAACCCTGCTCCTGTTAAAAATGTAACCGGGTTAATAGCGTTGCTATATAATGTGTCACGTTGTCCTTCATTAAGTGCAGTACTTACAAATTCGCCTTCGTCATCAATGTAACCTGCCGCACTTGCATTCGTAATGCCACCACGTCTTGTTCCTGCTGGTGCAAACCATGGAAACGAAACTTGATCGCTTAATGCAAATGTTCTTAATATACCATGACTTGGTGGAACAACTACGTTGTTACCTGCATTGTCACTTGTAAATAAACTTGGATAAAATACACCTAAGTATTCATCAAAAGTAACAAGTCCGTCGTCATTATCCTCAACTGCTAGAGCTGTATTTTTGCCCCAGTTATTAAGTGTAGTTGCATCTGGTGTTAGTCTAAATGGACTGTCACCAATAATAAATGCACTTAGGCTTCTATCATAATTTAATGTAACCATTTCACCAATTAGTTCTGGATATCCAGGACAAGACATTAAGTTAAACAATCTTGATTCATCATCTCTAATTTTTTGATTGCTGTTTACTAATGCTTGTAATGATTGTACAACAACTTTACGTTGAGCTTTACGTCCAAAGCTACCTGCACCATTTGGTTGGTTAGCTGATTCAGTAACCCAACGGTGTGCATAGTAGGCGTCTTGTGATTCGTCGCCAAATCTAATATTGTCAGTTGCTGTGTTTACATAGTTACGAACAAATTTCTTAACATTAAATCCGCTTCTACGTAGATTGTAAAGCAACATACCTTTTGGATATAGTGCTGGATCTGGAGCGTCAGTATCAATAAAGTTACTTACTAATAGTGCCGCAATAGTTCCTTCTTTATCCGAATTAGCACCTGCTGTGTTATAACGTGCATCTCCAAATAAAACTCCGTCTTCAGTAGTTTGATCACTTGAATCAATTAAAACAAACTTTAAAGTAGCGCCGTTGTATTTGTAAATTTGTGGATAGTTTTCAACATCTGCTGTTGAAATCCAAAGATCACCATTTTTAAGTGCAGTACCATCTGATTGTAAAGTTGGCTCTGTTGCCGCTACAATCGGACCTGCTGGGTCAGTTTTGTCAGCTGACGCAACTTCATAAAATGGACTTGTTGAATCTTGATATCCTACCCAAGTAGTACCATTGTGAATCATTATGTCAACTTCATCAACAATCGAACTGTACCATAAACGGTTGTCTGTTGTTAAGGCAGTTGGTGCATCTGATCCTGCTGTATAAGTTAATACTTGCCAGTTACTTGCAACAAAATCGTGTGTACTGTCGCCAGTTGGTGCTGTATATAAGTTAGGTGTACCTGTTGTTGAATCTACATAAGCTGTATATCCAGCCAAGTTAAGTACGCCACCTGTATCTTTAATGCGGAATTCACCACCATCGTTATGTGAAATAACAATTCTATTTGAAGCATCTACTGAAGCTTCAATGTTAGTAAATCCTGCTGAGTTAATTGCTCCTGCAACTTCGTCAGCATCACTTGATGCCGCTGTAGTTGTAACACTAACTGTTACATCTGCTCCTAGAGCCTCTGTTCCAACAATTGACTCTTGGATATTAAATGCATAAGTGGTAGCTGTAAGTTGAGTTGTAATTATATCACTTGTAATAGTTGTGTTTCCTGTAGTAACACGTCTATGGATTTTAAAGTCAGCTACAACGTCTGTTGTTTCAGCGTTATTGTAATTAACATATAAAGAACCAATTGCTAAATTAACACCACCGCCAGCTTTGTCTAAGTTAAACAATGCTGAGTGATTATTAGCATACATTGGAGCTACAATATCTTCCCAAAGGTCAGTCGTTCCGTTAAATTTCTTAACTCTAAAACGAGCACCTAAGTTAGGTTGTGTAGTTTTAATCCATATAGACCCTGTTGGTCTTTTTGTAGCACCGTCACTTATTTTAAATGCTGGTACATCAGTATGTGGACCAATTTGTAATGCAGGTGCTTTAAATGTATCAGCTGTTAGACCAACTTCTGAAAGTAATGTTGATCCATTTGTTGCTAATACAACATCTACGCCTGTTGAGTAAATTTCAAATTTACCATCAACAACCGCTGAAGTTATGCCTGCAATACCTAAGCCATTTAGTACAGTTACCAAAGCCGCTAATGTAGTTCCTGCCGCAACATCTACTGTTGTAGTGTTAACACTCATAGTAGCGTTAGCAGTTAATGTCGGATTGCTCTCTGTTCCTGTTACTGTCGCGTGTGATTTAATCCAGTTAGCTGTTCCTAGTTGTACCCAGGCGCCATCTGCATTTTTATAAAATACTTTGTTTAAAGTTGTTGTTGCAACAACGGCGTAATCCCCTACTTGACCAACGGATGTCTTAGGTTCGCCACTTGTTACTTTAGTTTCGTCTGTAATTACGTAAGGTATTTTATTAGTAAATGTCTGTCCACCAGTAACAGTAGCCGCGTTAGCGTTCCATTCAAATATACCCCATAGTGTATTTCCTGTATCAAACCAAAATGTTCCATCTGCAGGATCTGCCGCTGGCTCTACTGCCGCCGCAAGTAATTCTGAAGTGTTAACGTCAGCTCTAGTTACCCATGCTCTGTTACTCACACCTAAGTATGAATAAGCCGCTTGTAACCCATATTCGTTAATCTCACTACCATTAATTGGATTGTTATTTGTATCTGTATAGAAACTTGGATCTCCAAATGTTTCTGTTAATTCTCTTTGTGATGTTAGCAAGAAAGGTGTTCCTGCTTGTTTCAGTGTTGTACCCGTAGCTGTTCCTGTTCCTGCACCATTTGTCTTATCTTGTGCAGACACAAAGAATATCATAGGTACTGTACCTGGTTCAGCTGGTGTATAGAAACTTTCGTCTATAACCTGAACTTGTACGCCTGGTGATACTAAATTAGCCATTGTATGTTCTCCCGTTGGACATAAGTCATCTTATTGTTAGTATTTATATGAATTACCAAAAAACACCACGGAATGATCCGCTAATTTAGGATACAAAAGGGATATGAAAAGGGGAGGTATAAATATTACTATGAGACCTTTATGCAAATGCGGTAAAAAGCCGGTAGCAATTAATTATTATAAGGCAGGCGTTCCTTATTATCGAAGTCTTTGTGAGAACTGTGCCAAGCGTGGAAGCAAAGAACCCGGGTTACCTAAGTGGGCTCTTGCTGGATACAAACAAAAAAGTGTTTGTGATAAGTGTGGATTTCGTAGTAGGCATAAAGAACAATTTCATGTTTACTACATAGATGGTAACCTTAATAATGTTCGTACATCAAATTTAAAAACTATTTGTGCAAATTGTAGTAAGATTTTATATAAAGAAGGTATTACTTGGAAACAAGGAGATTTAGTACCTGACCTTTAAGTTCGTCAATAGTACCATTATTGTTGATAATATGTTTAAATTTAGTTTGTGCCCAAGCCCATTCACTAGGGTGTATGGTAGTAGGTTCAACACCTAATTCTTGATATTCGCTAAACCAACTCGGATCTTCTCCTCGTTTAACACGCCAAACTTCTCCATTAATTTCATATAACATTTTAGCTTCGTTGGGGAAACGTGTATCTGGAATAATATAGTTTGTATCTGGATTATCTAATATTTTCTTTTTAGTTAAACTAACCCATATACCGTCATAAAATCCGTTACGCATACATTCTGTGCCAAACAGTTGTAACACATATCGTGGGGTAATTTCCTTACCTGTTTCATTAGTCCAATACGTGTCTTTTTGTTCACGCCAGTCTCTACTTTCAGCAGTTTTGCCATCAAGTAGTTCACGATCCCAATCAAACATAGCCGCTACACTATCTTTTAGTTTGTCTGCAAATGAGATTTTTTGGAAATTATGCTCTTTAATTAAATAATCCGCTATTGTATCTTTACCTGAGCTAATAAGCCCACATATTCCGATTACCATTTGATCATTCCTCATTATGACTATATTATACGAGGAATTTAGTTAAATGTCAAGTGTAATTTTAACCAATTGAGAAGCCGTATCCTTGACCACCCGCAACCTGTGTTTTAAGTTCTTCGTCAAGTTGCTGTATTTCAGCAATAGCTTCTTGTTTTAGAGCATCACCATTAAGTGATGTACCACCTTGTGGACCAGCTACTGTGGCAAATTTGCTTCGTGCTTCTCCAAGCATATATTTACAAGTAGCAAGTGTATAATCTTTTAACCATTGGTGAGCTAGATAGTCTTTTAATAATTGGCTATCAGGACGGTAATTATAAGCATATAATAGTAATTCTTCTTGAGCACGTGGACGTTGTAATATTGTTAATTCTTTAGTAGTTGTATTCCATTTAAATTCAATAAAACTACCAAACATTCTTCCAACAAGTTCTTGATATCCTGCAAATAATTCATATGTAGCTAACCCACCCATATTTGTACTTGCTAATAGATAGGTATTTGTATATGCTAAATTAAATGGTTCAAATAATGTACCACCATCTCCACCGCCAGTGCGTGATCCTATTGAACGTCTATGTATACGTCTAACTTCGACTACTTCTTCTGGTAAAATATAAGTATTTTGATCAATTACTGTTGGTAAAAATAAATATGATTCTTCAACTGAATTATCAGAACGCTGTCTAAATTTAGCAAAAGCCTTTTTAAGGGCTTCTTCATAATGAGCTGGATCAAGCTCAACATCAACCATTCCTCCACCGAGGCTTAGGTTTACATAATCATATACTTCTTGTTTTTGTGTAGCTAAATCGCTCATATTGTATGCTCTCCATATGTATTTATCGGATACCGACATCGAATAAATACTGTTACGATGCCTAGACTCACACTATATAAGCCCGAACGCGGTGACGATTATATCTTCCTAGATAAGCACATTGGGGAGATGTTTCAAGTCGGTGGAACTGACGTTTTTATTCACAAGTATTTAGGACCACAAAATCCTGAAGAAACTGCCGCTACAGCTGATCAACCCCGTTACGATGCAGTAAAAGAAACAAATATACAAGATATGCTATTCCTTGAAAATAGGGATAGAAAGTATGATCCTGACATTTATCATACTAGGGGTATTTACAATGTACAAGATATTGACTTTGATATGAGTCAGTTTGGATTATTCCTACAAAATGATACATTGTTTATGACTATGCACATTAATGATAGTGTTAAAACATTAGGTAGAAAAATTATGTCAGGTGATGTAATAGAATTACCTCATTTAAAAGATCCTCATGCACTTAATGACTTTAGTCTTGCACTAAAACGTTTTTATGTTGTTGAAGATGTTAATAGGGCGGCTGAAGGATTTAGTCAAACTTGGTATCCACATTTGTATCGTGTAAAAATGAAACAAATTGTAGATAGTCAAGAGTTTAAAGAAATACTTGATCTACCAGCAGAAGAAGGTTCAGCTAATACATTACGTGATGTATTGTCTACGTATGAAAAAGAAATGCAAATTAATGAGGCAGTTGTTGCTCAAGCAGAAGCTGATGCACCTAAGTCAGGTTATGAAACACAACATTTATATACATTACAAGTTGATAAAGATGGTAAACCAGAACTTGTTACAACAGATATTGATACATTAGATGCATCGCAGGCAACTTTATTAGCAGACAGAGTTAACCAAACACCTGAACGAAATGGTTATGATGGTTACTTATTAGGTGATGGTATAGCACCAAATGGAGAAGCGTTTGGTCATGGTATAGGATTTCCAACACTACAAATTAAAGGTGATTATTTCTTAAGAACAGATTTCTTACCTAATAGATTATTTAGGTATGATGGGAACAGGTGGATTAAAATGGAAGATGCAGTACGTATGACGTTAACAAATACAGATACAAGAACTACAATAAAAACTGGTTTTATTAATAATGCTAAAGAAAATGTGATAGGAACAGAAACTGTTAAAGAACGTCAACCGTTGTCTAAAGCACTTAAACCAAAGGCAGATAATTAATGCAACATTTTTATGATGGACAAATAAGACGTTATATTACTCAACTTATACGGTTGTTTAGTAACTTTTCTTATAAAGATGGTAAGGGTAATTTAACACAAATACCTGTAATGTATGGTGACATTACCCGTCAGGTTGGCCATATCATACGAGATAATAGCGAGAATAAAATACCTAGTGCTCCTAGAATAAGTGTTTATGTAACTGGATTAGAAATGGATAGAAGTAGAACTATCGATGCAACTTATACAGGAAAAATTCATTTACGTGAAAGAAGTTATGATGCTGACGGGGAAGAATATTTAAATACACAAGGAAATAATTACACCGTAGAACGATTAGCACCAACACCATTTAAGTTAGTTGTAAATTGTGATATTTGGTCAACTAATACAGAACAAAAATTACAAATAATAGAACAAATATTAGTATTGTTTAATCCAAGTTTAGAAATTCAAACAACTGATAATTATATCGACTGGACTAGTTTAAGTGTAGTAGATTTAGAAAACATTCAATTCTCAACTAGAAGTATTCCTATCGGTACAGAAAGTATGATTGATGTTGCACAAATAGGATTTAGTACTCCTATTTGGATATCACCTCCTGCTAAAGTTAAAAAATTAGGAGTTATAACAAGTGTTGTAATGAGTATTTTTGATGAAACTAAAGGAACAATTGATTTAGGTGCTTCACAACCTGAACTTAAACGTTACGATGATAGTGAATCACAAGATGTTAAAGGTGATGATGCTACAAGTACTAAACATGACAAGTCAGCTACAGCAACTAGAGCCGATGCTGTGTCGTTAGCAATTACTACATTTAAAGATTATGATTTAATAGTAACTAATAGTATTGCTGTATTAGGTGATAAAGGTATTGCTGGTGAAATAAATTGGCGAGTAATTTTAGATGCATTACCTGGAGAATACATAGCTGGGTTAAGTAAACTTTATTTAAACAGATTAGATTTAGGTAGTGTTATAGGAACTATTGCACTTAATGAATTAGATGAAACACAAATTATTGTAAACTGGGATACTGATACTATTCCAACTAATTCAGTATTTGAAGGACCAGCAATTACTAAAGGAACTATTGATTATATAATTGATCCAACAAGAACTAATCCTACAAATATTAAACAAAGTGGTGTTAGAATTTTATTACTAGGTGATATTGGAGACCAAACAAATGTAGATGGCGCAGATGCTTGGAAAGATATTAGTGGTAATGATTTAATTGCATCAGAAAATGATATAATTGAATGGGATGGTAATGCTTGGACTATAGTATTCAATGCTAGTGATAATGATGGATCTGATTCAACTGTAGATATAAAATATACAACCAACCTTAATACCGGTATCCAATATAAATGGGACGGTACAGAATGGACATTAAGTTTCGAAGGCGAATACCGAAAAGGCACTTGGCGAGTAGCACTTTAGCATAATTATTAGTATGTCAGCTAATATTATATGTAGTGGTGCCCTCTTTTACACATTAGATACACAAAGATTTTTATTCTTACATAGAGTACAAAGCAAACAAAATAACGTTTGGGGTCTTGTTGGTGGTACTAATGAAAGTGAAGAAATACCATTTCAAGCATTACAAAGAGAAATTAAAGAAGAAATAGGTGATCCACCTACTATAATAAAGTCTATTCCTCTAGAAACATTTGTTAGTAGAGATGATAAATTTAATTTCCATACCTATCTTTGCGTAATAAAAACTGAATTCATTCCAAAATTAAATGAAGAGCATAATGGATTTGCTTGGGTAAGTTTTAATAACTGGCCTAAACCATTACATCAAGGGCTACGTAATACATTACAAAATAAAGCAAATTTAACAAAATTAGAAACTGTTTTTAAATTAGTATCATTGATGGAACAAAATGATTAAAGTATATGGCGATATTATGCTAGACCGTTGGATTATCGGTAAAGCTGATAGAGTATCGCCCGAAGCTGATGTTTTAATTTTGAATGAACATCATCAAACATTTAATTTAGGTGGCGCGGCTAATTTAGCAATTAATCTAAAAA